TGATTTGCAATTTTTTCTAAGTTTTTTACTTCGTCGTTGTAAGCTTTCATAATTTTTGTTTTTAATTGGTTTGTTTGATAGTTATATAAGATACATTGAATATTGTTTCATTTTATTAAATAATATTTTTAATTATATCTTTATAATATAGATTATATATCTATACTTGTTAGTTAATTCACCACATTCTCAATTTATTTTGATATTATAAATTTATAACAGTATAATGAAAAGTTATAGTTAGCTACAAGACATAAAAAAACCCTCTATCTATTAGGATAAAGGGTTAATTGTAAAAACAAAAAAATAATAAAAGGGTGTTAGAGGGAAATAATTAGGAAAATTTGGCAAAAAACCCGTCGTAAACCTCTAACGACTATAAAAACTAAAACAATTCGAAGATCTGCATCTCTATTAACAGTCTCCACATATTATATAACGTTTTTTAAAAAGGTTTAAATTAAAGAGCTTTAACTGCTGTAATATTAAAATCTGATAACATATTAATTAAATTATCATGTGCTTGATTTAAAATATCTACACCGTCTACCGTTCTGTTATAAGGTAATGTAGATTCTGTTGGAAAAGGTAATTGACCAATTGGTTGTTTTCCAGCAGTAAAATCAGCTTCTGATTTATATACGTCTAAGATTGATACTAACACAACTCCTTGTGCTTGATCTAATGCTGTAACTCTTCCGTAAGCTTGAGTTACTTCTAATCCTGAATAGGTTTCGAATGTTGTTGTAATTTGTAATGACATAATTGTATGTGTTTATTTGTTTATATATTTAAATTTATGCTAATGTATATACAGGAACTCCTGTATCTGAGATTGTCATTTTCCATGCAGTACCATTAGGTGATGTAAAGATTATTCCTCCACCAATTGTTTGCATTTCTATTTCTTTTACAGAAACAGTATCTGCTCTATTAGCAGTAACATTAGCTCCTAAAGCAACAGCTCCGTCAGCAGATGCATAAGCTTCTCTACCGATAGCTACTACATTACTAGCTCCTATTTTAGATAATAGACCTATTTGAACAGAATTAGAACAATCTACGGCATCTCTTTGAGTACTTGATCCAATTATTACAGTATCATTACCGCTAAAAGTATTAGCTAAAGTAGTACCACCACCTATTAAAATAACTCTTTGATTAACAGCACTAATTCCAGATCCTTGTCCTATAACTATAGCTCCTGTTGTTGTTCCTGCAGGTATTTTTGCTGCTTGTCCTATTGCGATAGAATTCTGCATATTTGCAAAAGCATTAGCACCTAAACCAACGCTACCTCCGTTTTGAGCAGATGAATAATTACCAAGTGCTGCAGATCCAGTTCCAAATCCACCACCTGATGCAACACCTCCACCTCCGACTACTACTCCACCGTATCCTGAAGAACAACGTGTGTTAGATCCTATTGCAATTGATTGCGATACTCTTGCTTCAGAAGCACCTCCAATTGCAACAGAAGCACCTGCATCAGATATACATGTTTGTCCAATTGCAACATTAGAATCAGTACTTGTAAGTCCTCCAGTTGCTCTATCACCAATAACTACTTGTGAATTGTTTCCTCCCATATTACCAGTTGCTCCAGCACCGATAATAACAGCACTTCCACTTCTAGTTATAAAAGAGTAATCAACTGTTTTACGAGCTATAGCTCCTTCACCGATAACAATATTACGACCTGTGTAATATAAGTTTGTTGGAGTTACAAAAGTTGCTTTAGCACCAGATCCAATTACTAAATCATTTGTTCCTAATGTCTCCGCGGCTATAGCTACTAAATCATCTGCGTTTTTCATACTTCCTAATCCAGTTCCACCAGATATTAAACCAGCTGCTCCACCAGCTGCGTTAACGATTGGATTTGCAGGGTCTGTATTATCTACAGTTACACCAGTTCCAGCTACTATTGATTGTACTACACCATCTGTACCATCTGTACCAGCAGCTCCTTGAGGTCCAGTAATTCCAATAGGTCCTTCAGGTCCTTGAAATCCTTGATCTCCTGTAATTCCAATAGGTCCTTCAGGTCCTTGAAATCCTTGATCTCCTATAGGTCCAATAGGTCCTTGAGGTCCTTGAGGTCCTTGATCTCCAGCAGGTACTCCAGTTACGGTACCTGTAAAATTTATACCAGTCGCTGAAACCTCGATAGGTAGTGTGTTTCCAGCTCCATCTTCTAGGGCTTTAAGTGTTCCATCAATTGCAGCATTATCAGTAGTCTTAATAAGACCTGGATAAGTATCTTTAATCGGTTGTCCGTTTAATGTTGACATATATTAATTGTTTTTATTTATTGTTAATTCCAAGTTTGTGTTTCGTTTTGCCATTCAGTTGCTACTAAATTCCAAATTAAATCGCCAGGTACAACACCACTAGCAACGCTTAATGCGTACCACCAAGAACCATTTAAGGGTTCAGTGATTCCATAATAATTTGCTAAGGCTATTAACCAAGAACCATATAAAGGTTCTGTTATTCCAAAATGTACACAGATTGCCTGTACCCATGATAGGTTTACAGGTTCTGTTATTCCTAAGAATTCTGCATAAGCCTGAACGTATGAAGAATTTACAGGTAATGTAATTACTCCACCACTCTGGTTGAATGCGTAGTCTTGTTCTAAGTTTAAACTCATATTATTAAATATAATTTTATTGTTGGTTGTTCTTTGCTTTCATTAATCTCTCTACGACATCAACTACCATCTGTGATCCGATATAGGCAGTTGCAACAACTACCCAATCTTCACTTGTTAAGTTACCACTAAAAAGTCCAAAAGATCCAACAGCAAATACCACAAGTTTTCTACTTATGTACTTGTTGATTAATTCATCGAGATTCTTTTTCACTTGATAAGTATATTTTTAACTTTTTGATGTTTTCCTTTAAAGGATTAGTAGCACGATCCTGTGCAGTTTCCTTCGCAGTACTGGCAGATCGCTGTGTTGTATGGGTATTGGTCATATCTTCTAAAATTTGTTACTAGTCCTGAATTGTATGGTGATCTTTTATCTGGTCTCATTCCTTCTCTAACTGTTGGGCTAGTATATAAAGGAAATGTTCCAGGATCTACGTCACATAAGAATTCTCTAAGTCTTGCATCGTAGAACTGTGCTAGATCTAAAGTAGACTGTCTTAAATATTTTAATTCATCTAATGAAGTTGCTCCTGTCTCTTCTGATGTACCATTAAGAATACCTTTCTCTACAATTTTGTATTTGATATTTGGTAAGATTAAATACAAGGCATATTGCATTAGTGCTGGTGCGATGTAGTCGTTTAACAGGGTGATCTCATCTGCATTTAGGGTAGTGTTTATAATACCATCTTTAATATAGTTAAACAGAGGTGTTCCTAGTGTTTGCTGAATATACACGTTTTGTGCATCTAGTATTGATGGAGTAATCTCCTCATCTCTAGTGTTATTATCTAAGCTTGTCCATTGTTTAAGTCTTTGCTCACTTACAAGTAATACTGTGTTGCTCATCTTAAATGTCTTTTATTTGATTCTCATTAACTGTAGTATCTTCAACTACAATTCTTTTTGGTTGTACTGTAAGACTTACATTATATCCAGCTAATTTAAGAATATAACCATAAGAAGTAAGTATCTTTTTACGTTTCGGTGCACATACAGTTGATTCGAAGTGTGCGTAACTAACTTTAATTTCATCTGCATTACTTGAAAATCCACTACCAGTAGAAATACCTAACAACATTGGTGAAGTAATTCTATGAGATGTTAAGATTCTACTTGTAATTCTCTCCTCCAGGGTGATGTAATATGAATCATTTGCAGATTCTATTGGAGTAACTGTTAATCCTCTGTCTGGTCCATCACTAAAGTTTAAAAAGAATCTACCAGCATTATCTTCTCCACTAAAAGTCGTGTTAATATCATTGTAAATAGTTCTTTGTTCTTCTGGAGTTGGCATTCCATTATTAAATTGAAGGAATAATGATGGTGCTAAACCATTTTCTATGTTAGAATTGTGAAATTTACTAACTCTTGCATCTAATTCGATATCTTGTAAGGCTCCAACATAAGCTGGTAAGGGATATACATTATTTCCTGGTGTATATTCATTCACATAAAAGATCTGATTTGCATTATCTCCTTTAGTTTCTGTAATATCAAATGCTTTATAAGGTACAAATGGATATTTTGTTAATTTGCTCCAATCTCCAGAATAGAAATATTGTTCTACATTATCTTCTTCGTTAGGAACTCCACTTCTTACATTATTAAAAGGTAAATGGTAGATCTCTGCGATTCTATCTCCACCTTTATTCCAAATTATATTTAAGGCAAAACCTTGGTAAAGTGTGTAATCTAGATCTATCTTTTCAAAGATATCATCAATAGTTTCTCCTTTAGAGTTGATATATTCTTCACCTACTAGTTCTATTCCTTCTCCAAAGATACCATCTTTAATAGCTTGGATGCATGTGTGATGAATTGCAGAAGTATCATAAAGTTTGATTAATGCATCTGGGAAAAGATTCTTCTTTCCGTAAAACATGTATTCTTTTCCACGTACTTCTTTGATTTCAGGTGTTTCTATTGTTGCAAACTTACCTGATTTAATTGAGTATTTGTTGTTTTCTTCCATAATTAATAATTTGGTCGGTATACTACCGTCGCTTGTCTGTTTTCGTTATTTGATATATGTGCTACTGTTCCCATATCTCCACCAGGTTGTGTGATTAATTTAAATGAACCTGTATCATATATATTTTCAATATCGTATACTTTATAGGTATACATACCGTTGTAATGTTTATCCCATAAATCTGTAGGAGTATCAACTACAAATCTAGAAAATCTAGCATTAGATTCTATTAATGTAGCAACCTGATCAAATAGGACGGTATTTGAATACGGTGAAAATACTTCTAATCTTGCGTCATTTTGGATATTTGGTGTATCAATTGCAATATAAAACGCTAATTGATCTTCTAATATTGTTATTGTCATGTTAAAAAATATTGTTATATACTTAAATATACTTTTTAACTAAATTGTAATTATGAAGACACTAGTACTACAAGTTAATATAAACAAAGGTGGACCAAGAATAATTACACAAACCGAGGATCCAACCCAAAGATGCGCACGTATGTTTGATTACTTAGAGGATATGTATACTGAAAGTAATACTAGTGTAAAAGAATGGTCTCAAAGAATGAATGCAGATTATTATTGTATAAGTGATGATATGTTACTACCAGGTTATCACCCAGCGTTCCAGAAGTTTACCCTGTTTAATAGTTACTTTGATGAGTATGATACAATTATCTGGTGTGATAGTGATTACCTGGTACACGAGATGACTCCAGATATTTCACAATGGATTAACAAACAACCTGAAAGTTTCTTTGTAACAAACGAACCTAAATATTTTAATACAGGATTCTTTGTTATTAAAAGAGATTTGATAGATCAGTTTAAACCGGTATATATGGAGTATATTGAAAAACACCTTAATAGTTCTCACAAAGATCAAAATGCATTAAATGATATGATCAGAGGAAATCAAATAAATTATTGTCATCTTAGTAGAGATTGGAATGGCATCATGGCAATCGCAAGACCGTTATTTGGAATCCACTATTGTGGTATACGTAAAGAAGATTTTACTATTGAAAAGAATAGAATACACATGGACAATAAAATAAAAAGAATGAGAGAGATTCAAGACTTAGAATCTTTGTACAGAGAGCAAGAACCTTTAATTATTCAAAGTTTATTCTAGTATTTACAGATTTTTGCATAAAAAAAGGGTATCTAAATTAATAGATACCCTTTGTTATTTTAGTAAGGTTTGTATTATGCTTCTACGATAGAACCAGTAATTTCGAATATTGGAGCTTTTTCCATTCCTGAAATAACTACTTCATATCCATTTCTGTCTCCGTAAGCAACACCAGATGCAGCAGAACCAGAAGTCATAAATGCTCCTCTTTCTAATCCTATAGACCAGTACTTTCCGTTGTTATCTTTTGCAACTACTATCATTGAAGTAGCTTCTGCCATTAAAAGCAATTGGTTTCTCTTAGTAGCTTCCATTTTATTGAAAACCATTGTTAGTGCTTGGTCGTAAGTAACTGTACCATTCTCTTGTGAAGGAGTTTGTGTTTCAGTTAAAGACGAAGTTTGTCTCGGTGTAGCGAATTCAAAGAAATCAGCAGGTACTACTGGAATACCACCAACTGTAATTACAGTAACAAGACCTGCTGTTTCAGTAATTGACTGAACTGGTCCATTTGCTATAAATATCTTTTCAATACCACCTTGAGAATCGTTACAGTCTAGCGTGAAGCCTCCTGTTAAATTTGAACAACTCATATGTTTATATTGTTTTTTTTAGTTAATAAAACCAGGAGTACCTGAGCACTCCTGGTAGTTGGTTATTATAGTCCGTTAGTAGCTAATTGATCTTTAGAATAGATACCTAAACCTCTTCTGTAGTAAGCAGTAATTTTAACAACATCATCAGATTCTACGTAGAACATTTTGAAGTTGTCTTCTCCTTCTAAACCTGTAGCGAAGATAACGTATTCTTTAGGGAAAGCAACGATAGTATCAGCTCCAACAAATCCTGAAGATTTTACTAATTTTGCAGTTGTTCCAGGTAAGTAAATATCTTGAACTCCATCAGCAAAGTTATAGTGAATTAAATCAGCAGCTACTAGTGCTCTTACAGCAATTCTGTAGTTAGCTGGAGACATTACAAAAACAACGTCATCTCTCATTTGAACTCTTGCATCTAATGCATCATAGATGTCATTTAATTGCTCAATTGCATTTGATACAGTTAAGATAGCAGCAGTTGCAGGTACATTTGATCCGTTTAATGCAGTGATTTGAGAAATTAACTCAGCACCGATGAAATCTTCAATGTTCTTTTGGATACCACCTAAGTAGTAAGAAGAAATAACAGATTCGAAAGGTAACATTTCGTTTCCTGACTCACCTGGATTCATTCTTTCAGCCATCCAATAGTCTCTTAATACTGCTGGACAAGCTTCTTGCTTTAATTGTCTATCACCTACTGTTACTGGAATTTGGTCGAAAGTTAAATCTCCCGCTGGGTTCCATCCACAAGCTCTGTCTGCATCACCGAAGTCTGCGTTAAAGATGTTGATAGTAGTAGTACCAACTGATACTCCTGTTCTAACTGATACGTTAGCTAATACGTCTGTTCCTAAGATAGCTTCTGCTAATAGGTCAGTGTTTTCTTGCGTATATACGCTTAAATTTGATAAATCTAATGCCATGATTAAATAAGTTTGTTATTTTTTAGTGTTTCTAATTTGAGCAAGACGCTCCATTCTAGCCATTGCAACTACTTCTTTAGCAGCTCCGGATTCAGCGAATGTTCTTTTGATTGGTTTAGCTGCTGGTTCATCAGAAAAGTCTGAGAATTTAGCAGATAACGCAGTTACTTGTTCTTGTAAGTTTGCGATTTCTTCAGTAAAAGGTGCAATTATGTCAGCGATACCTTGTAAAAGTGCTTCAGTTGCTGGAACAGCTTCAGGAACAACATCAGCATTAACTGCTACGTCTTCCATCTCTACTTCAACTTCTACTGCGGGAGCAGCTTCTACACTAGCCTCTTCGATAGCTTCAATTATACCATTTTCACCTACTGTTACTAATGTTCCATCTGTTGCTTCATGCATTGCCATTGGCGCCGGAGATAAAGAACCGTCTTCAGCAACAACATTAAGAACTGCACCTACTGCTAGTTCTCCTTCTGTCATTACTTTTGTACCGTCTACTAATTCCAATTCCGCAAACTTTGCGCGAACAACTGTCTGTCTATCTCCTGATAACATCACTGTTATCTTAGACATTAATTCAGTTACGTTCATATGTTATTGTATTGTTTAATTTTGTTAGTTTATCTAACATGTTATTAAATATAGAAACTTTTAAAACGGACAAAAACACTATTCTTTGTCTTTTTTATTTTTAGCTGCTATATAGATTCTAACTACGTTTAGAACTAAACCAGTAATTAGAACTGCTATTGTTAAGATTGATTGGAATTCTGCTAATGTCATAGCTATTCCTCCGATTGATACTACGTTTGCTGAGATGTCTTCTGTTTTCATTTTATTTAATTTGCTTTTCTAAGAATTGGCCTTGCACAGAATAACCATTTAATTCTCCATTTTTAATTTTGTTCCAAGTTTCTTGATTATTAATTTTATAACTTACCATCCAAGTTCCTTTTGGTAAATCGTAACCTAGTATTGCTGACTTATCCATCTTTGAGTCTTCAACAATCCAGGATTCAAGTAGTGTGTTCTCTGTTGTTATTTCCTCGTTATGATTAATATCAGTGTTATGTTGTTCTTGTTTAGCCAGGAACTTCTGTGCGATCTTCTTTACAGTATCTTCACTAAAGAATACATGAAATGGAATTCCATCGTCATCTTTACGCACAATATATTGATTTGGAACCATTGCAGGTCCTGTAATTATCATTTGTTCATCTTCAGAGAAACTCCAAGACATTCTATAACCATCATTTGGTAGCGAAGACATTGTAGTTCCCATATCTCCAGTGGCTCTACCTAAGTCTCTAACAACTCCTGTAGGAAATACTTCTAGTTTTTGCCAATAATGACCACAATTAGGTCCACCTTTCCATTCTCCAATACCACCGTTAACAGTACCATCAGCAGAAACTGTACTAGAACCTGGATAGAGAGAACTAGATATTCCTCTAGCAATATTACCCATAGTTGCAAGTTCTACAGCAGTATACATTTTGTTTAAACCAATCATAGATGCACAAAACAAACGAGTATTTGCTTTAAGTCTACCAGCATATCGGTACATTATTTCACCTTCAGTATCTGGTAACATATTACCTAATTTATCTAGTGCGGCTAGGCCATCTAAGGCATCCTGTACATCAACAAATTCTTCTGTTGATAAATCTAATACCGTTAAGGTATTTGGGTCATAGATAGTTCCGAATTCAACCGTACGACATAAGTCTAGTACCTTTGTTTGGAAATCTTCTACATCTACTTCGTTAAAGGCTTGCCATCCTATTTGAATGGCAGGCTTTTCTACTAAGGACATAATTTCAACTCCTAATTCTTCTATATCTACGTTTTCCCAATCGATGAATAATTCTACTATTTTGTTCATATTAAAGTCTTGCTAAATCGTTTATTTTCTTGTCTGCTTCTTGTTGGCTACTCATATCTGAACTTACAACATATGCTTTAATAACAGTAGCTCCAGAACTTGTTTGCTGATTTCCTAATGTTATTTGATTATCTTGTGTTTGTGCTCCAGTTGCTCCAGCTAATGCAGCAGTTGGATTAAATGTAGGTATTGCTGGCGCAGAAGGAACAGAACCTCCACCAGATGATTTATTACCTGGAGTTTTAGTACTTAAGATCTTCTTAACATTTAATATTCCTCCGGCAACTGCAACTCCTGCAGCAATTGGTGCTAATACAGGACCTACGAATGGGGTACCAACAACAGAAGCGTAAGCAGCTTGTGCAGAAGTATATGTTTGAATAGTAGCACTTGCAACCGCGGCAGCTTTTCCAACAGCACTACCTTCTCCGACTAATTGAACAACACTATCAAGTACAGAAGCAGTAGTATTTAAGGCATCCATTACTTTTTGTTTATTAAGCTCTTTGTCATAATCAACTTTAGACTTTGCTAATTTCTTAGAATCAGCAGCATATTTGTCATCAATTACTTTAAGTTGATCTGCAGTTGCTCCTGCTGCTACAAGTTTTGCATAATTCGCATTATATTGAATATCTAGTTCTGCTTGAGCACGTTCAAAGGTATCTTCCATAGAATCTAAACCAGCTTGTTGTAGAATCTCATCTATTGTGGTTTTCTTATCTTCAGCTTCTTTGTCAATTGCGTCTTGTTTAGTTTTTGCTTGTAATGCAAAATCATCTACAACTGCTTGTCTTTGCATTGCAGTTTGTTTATCAAACTCTATTAAGAGTTCTGCACTTGCTTTTTTATCTACTAGGGCTTGTCTTTCAGCTTCTCTTTGTATTCTTAATAACTCTAAGGCTTTTGCTTCGGCATCTGTAAGATTTTCTGCACGTAATCTAGCAAGTTCTGCATTTAGATCTTTTTCTATTTGAATTCTATCTTGTGCAGCTTTTTGATTTTCTGCTCTACCTTGTAAGATATAACCATCACGTTGATTTTTAAGTTTATCAATGTTTTTGGTAATAGTATCAGCGGTTGCATCTGCTTCAGTTTGTGCGGCTTCAGGATCAAATATAAGTCCTGCAATTCCACCACTAAAAGACTTTTCTAGATCTGTACCTTCTGCTAGAACTCCAACTTTTGCAAGTCCTGCAGTTAATGCATCAACTCCTGCAAGTAAGAGTGTAATAGGTGCAGTCAGTAAACGAATTACATTTTGTGCAATATCTTTATTACGTTGAAGTGCTTTAACCTGTGCTTCACTCTGTTCTTTCTGAAGAATCAACTGAGCTTCCATTGCTTTAATGGTCTCATTAGTTTGTTGTATCTTAAGATCTCTTATTTCTTTTTCAGATTTACCTGAAAGTTTTAAAGAGTTTTCACTTGCACTTATTGCATCTAATGATTCTTGATTTGCTTGAGCTGTAGCTTCAGTATCTGCTAATAGTTTCTTTTGATCACTAGATACACCAGAGATTGCTCCTACTATATCATCCCAATAAACAGCAATTAAACCTAATGCAACTACAATTGCTCCAATACCTGTTGCTATCAGTGCTTTAGACATTGCACTAGCTCCTTGTACTCCAGATTTAAATGCAGTAACTGCAGAACTACCTAATTGCTTGATACCTCCACCAACTTCTTTAATCTTAGTACCTAAACCTCCAAATGCTTCATCAATGATCTTAGTACCGGCTTCAGCGTTCTTACCTGCTTCTTCTCCAGCTTTACCAACCTCTTTTGCTGCGTTTGCAGTATCTTCTAAAACCTTCTCAGTCTTCTTAGCCTGAGAATCTACGCCTTTTAATGCGTCCTGTAGGTCTTCAATCGACGAAACACCTTTAGATATTCCGTCGATTTCAAACTCTATTTTAACTTTTTCTGCCATACTATTAAATATAAGTTATTTGTTTATTGATTTA